AGAAGTCTTCCCAATCTCTAGGTGAGTTTGTAACATCTTCAATGTTCTTCTGCATCCAGTCCCTCCTTTACTGCTGTCTCAACAAAAGTCTGAATCTCCTTAGATGTCATCCCATTCAAGAAACTCCATGTAGGATCTTCTTTGTCCCATTCAAGGGTGAATGTACCATCTTCATTTTGATTGACTTTTAGACTATCAACATCCATCTTTATTGAATTGTTTACGACATTTTTTCACTTCTTTCATCTCATCTTTAATCATCTGATAAGCATCCTCAGCAGAGATACGTTGAGACAATTCCATGGCACAGATAACTTCAACACGAGTGCCGAAATGTTTCAGTGCTTCTTCAAAACAATTAAGTTCTTCATACATCAGAGTTTGCCACCGACAACACCACTATTTACCACACGAGTGTAGTTTTCTAATGTTCCCTCTTGCTCACATTTAAGATGCCAGCGAGTCATGTCAGTGACAACTTCTTTAGTCAATCCAAACAAGAAGTCTTTTCCAGTGTCCTTACGAACACTCTTCCACATAAATCGTGTTTGTTCAACATAGAAAGCATCATCAATCCATTCAATCTCTGCGATCTCAGGATGCACTGTCGTCGTCTGAATCATCAGTTACCTCAGGTTCTGGAAGTGTGACACCAGTTTGTGTCAGATATTCAATAGCACCAGTTACTTTGTAAAGTGTTTGTTTAGTTCGTTCTAAAGCTGTAACAAGATCTTCTCTTTGCTTGAGAAGATTTTTAAGATGTTCTTGTTGTTCAGTCATCGTTCTCCTTTTGTTTATTAAAACCAAATGGTCCTTCTTTGTCTTCTAAAGCAAGTTTAAGTGCGACACCACCAACTGCTTCCATCACCTTCAGAATGTCTTCTGCCTTGGCATCTTCACCAAGTTCTTTAGCGATGTACCAATACTTAGGCCAAAAAGTTTCTCCTGCTTTTTGGTAATCTTCAAGTGTAAGTAGTTTCATTCTTCTGTATCAGTTGTAGGTCTTTGGTTTGGTCGCTTCAACTCTGGATGTGGAGCATACAGTGGACCTTCATAATTTCCAGCAAACTTAGGTCTGTTAAGTTTTTCAAGTGCTGCAAGAACCTCTGGAGTTTCTTCCCACTCAAAAGTATCTCCACTTTTAGTAATATGCTGTCTAGTAGTCATGAATAAAACTCCCTAGCGTTTTTAAGTGTGGTAAGCAAGTGCATGTTACCTTTGAAGTATCCTAGCACAATAAACCCTATTGTGGCAAGTATAACGAACACAAAAGATACTACACCTCCCCAAGGTTTCTTATCATCAAGCATCTTTGAGTTTGTCTCGGAGATCCATTACCTTGTTTACCTCATTCACAGCAGCAGACATCCTCACGGAAAGAATATCCATCAGGTCGCCGTGAATGACTTCATTCTCAACATAGTCATCAAAATACTTATCCAACGCCTCTTTCAGGTATCTTTTACGATGCCACTCTGGCGAGTAGGGTTTGTAGTCCATGATGCAAGTTTATTATGAAGGTAGTATAGCACTATCTATTCCGTGGGTCAAGTCCCATATCCTTAAGATATTGTATCCACCAATCTGGGTCTTTGATTTGTCTCCAGTTTGGCACTGGTAGATTGTTCTCTACAGTGTAATACTGATAGAGTGCATCATCTATAGTCTGTGCGACTTCCATATTCTTCTTCCTCCTCATCAACGTCTGCATATGCGTCTGCCACATAAGGTCCGTGTGGTTTTTTGGATTCTGCTCTGACATAGTTTCTTTCCTCGTTAGTAGCAGACAACCATAAAGCGAGTTTCATAACAATCCATATTACCACCAGTGGAGATAAACAAGCAGCTAGGATTGCTGGATTCATAGGAACATTCCCTTGTCGTTCATATATTGAAGTGTTTCTTTCAACCCACCAATATGTCTGAAACCAACATTAACCTGTGGGTATTCTGCCTCTTCACCAAACTCCTCAACAAAACCTCTCTCAGAGAAGTGTTGATTTAATTTATACACATGAATCTGGAAGTTGAGTTTTTCCAAGAGTATTTTAGCACGTTCACACTCTTGATTGCCGTTAGAATAGATTACTGCATCCATTACTTTTTCTCCTCGTATTCGATGACGATTCTTTTGTAGTTTCTACCAGTATGATCTACACAGGTGATGTGAACTAATTTACCACCTAATGCGTCTGCTATTTCATGTAACTTACTCCAAGGAATTTGCTTTTCAGTCATTACTCTCCTCTATCCACTTATCTATTTGATCTTGAGTAGGAACAATGATTCGGAAGGCAAGACCTTCCTCCTCAAACTCCTCATTCATTTTTTCATAAGTTTCAGGTGTGATTTTTTCAGACATTATATTGGTCCCACAACTTACGGATGTTTTGAGTAATAGACATTCCACCAATATAAGTCTCTAAAAGTCCTCCATCCGAATCAGCAATAATAAGAACAGGAGTAGCTTTTATGCTGTACTTTTTAGCGAGTGCAAGATTTTCTTCAGGAATTGCATGATTACTAAAATCCTCAAGATCAATCTCCTCAATAATACTCTCGCGTGGATCTTTGAGAGCAGTGATATATTTCTTGACCAGACCACACGGTCCGCAAGATTCTTTTGTGAACATCAAAAACTTAGTCACGTTGCCTCCAATCATCAGGTTTATCACGTTGAAACCAGTCAACAATTTCATCAGCACCATCAAACCCCGTTCTGTGATTGGATGGGTCGGGGTCTCCTAATCCCATCCTATTCAGAAAATCATCGGTGCTTCCTTCTTCAATACCATTAGACTGACGACGTGCTTTCTTAAGCATTTCGCGAGCAGAAGTATTTGCCTTGGACAGTTTTTCTGCCCAGATCATGTCGTCAAGTTTTACCTCTTCTCCATTAGCAATACATTTACAAATAAATTCCAACCGAAGTCGGTATTGCGTAGATAACATAAGTTTGACACAATCTGTAGATATTTATCCGAACTCTTGATTTCTTCTACCGTCAAGGTATTCAATAATTTCAGAACGCCACTCCATCAACTCATGATAACATTCCTGATTATGAGCGCATTGGCGCAGTTGATGGTCTGGCTTCAACACACTTTCGTAGAAGAGACCAAGAGCATCACGACGTTTTTCGCTTTTTTCGGACATTAGAACTCCTGGGTTTACGTTTCTGGGTTTTGAGTTGATTGTTGATGAAGTCAACTGACTGTTTGTATGTATTAAGAGTTGTGACTTGACTTCCTTGATGTATGATAACATACTTTTTGGTGTTGCCAAGTGGAACTGCTGCCCACATACCATCCTTCGTAACATAACCCAATGGATTTTTGGGTTTAGGATCAAGAATAGATGGGAAGGGGATGAAGGGTTTTAGAAAGTTGCTCAAAATACTGCGGTGACACTAACAACGGTGGCACCAGGGTTCCGTGCCAGTGCTACTTGCTTGGCATCTTCATAGTCAGTTGCGATGACAATTTCATCAAAGACTTTGCCTGCTTTGAAGAGTTGAACTTTGACTTTCATGGTTAGCGACGGATAGTAGAGATGGCGGGTTGACCCTGTTCAAATACAGTGTCTACGACCGCCTGGACGGACCTGGCGGTGCCTATGCCCACTTTATCATAGACAGGCACACAAACCAAGCCAAAGGTCTTGTGACGGTCTCCTAAGCGGATCACACGACCAATAGACTGACTGATACCAATGCAGTCCATGTTACGCATGAAGAGCACTGCTTCCAGACCGTTGACATTGATGCCCTCAGACAGGATAGAATGGTGGATTACCACGAAACGCTTCTCAGGGTCTTTGCCCCAAGCGTTGAGTGTCTTGAAGAACTCATCCCTGTCAACCTTGACACCATCAATAAAAGCACCAGTCTTAGACGTGATGTAGAGACAAGAGTATCCACGCTCACGCAGTTGATGGTAGAAGTCTGACTCTGCCAGGAGTTTGACAATCTGACGTGTTGACCTAGCAGCAATCAGAATTTTATTCAAAGAGTTGCCATCAATCGTATCCAGCAAGTTCTGGCAGTCAGACTGTTTGAAGTCACCCTGAGGCAGTTCCGTGATGGAGACCTTAGGTGGGAGAATATAACCTTCCTCAACCAGTTTAGGTGCAGGCACATTACAAATCACCTGACCGTAGACTTCACCATCATTCATCCCAGGTTTGAAGATGCTGACAGAGTGCTTAGGAGTGGCAGTGAAAAAGTAGCAACGCTCAGCATCATTGCTGAAGTGCTCAGTGGCAGGAAAGAAGTTGCGCTTTACAGAGTTGTGTGCCTCATCAAAGTAGATGGTGTGAGCATTGATACCAGATTCCTGAACCCTGTGAAGAGAGTGGTAGGTGGTAAAAATCAGTTGCTTACGATATGCCTGATCGCTCCACCGTTTGATGTAAGAAGACTTGGTGCTGCTAAAATGCTCAGTCTCACCACTATGAACGTGGAGAACAGCAGCATCTTCAATGTGCTCCAAGAACTCAGAGCACAACTGTTGTGCCAACAGGATACGAGGAGCAACAACAACGATGATGCCAGCATCATGAACAGCAAAGTGATCCAGTGCATCCTGTATCATGCACATGGTCTTACCACCACCTGTAGGGATGATGACTTGACCTTTGTTGTGCTTCAACATCGCATCACATGCTTGACGCTGATGGGGACGAAGGGTGATGGTCATTGGGTTTGGTGTCTTGCAGATATTATAGCACGCTTCTACCGATGAACTCTATTGTGTTTTGAGCTCATGATGTTCCCATCAACCGCGACAAGGCAGAGTCTAAGGTCTTTTGGGACTTTTGTCAAGGGTGCTTGTTTCCAAAGAAAGATGTGATAGAATATCTGCCATGCCCTTCAAAGTAATCGGAGTCTTTTATTGACACTTCACTCACACCATGTTCTACCCAACCAGGCATCATAATCAAAGAATTGTTAGGACAATCAAAACTGTAATTGTATTTTGGAAAGATCAATTCACCACCACTAAAAACCTTTGGTTCTTTGTGAAAGTATGAAAATGCCAAAAATTGCATGGATCTGTCAGTGTGTGGTTCATAGTATTCACCATCATGGTAATATCTGACTTTAGTGCAATCCCAATCAGATTTTTTAGCAATAGAGCAGCAATCATGTATTTCAGAAAACAAATCCAAAACAGAACTATCAAACACTTTCCTGTTGACAGTTAGAATGTTTGATAATTTTCTATGTTTATCTACATAAATGTCATCTAGTAGCAACGCATGTGAATTAGTTCTATCAACTACTCCACCAAAATCTTTTGCTTCTAAAAATTTCCCAGGTTTAGTATAAAAATCTAGTTCTTCCCAAATTAAATCTAGTTCATGTCTGTTGTAAAAATTATGAAAAATTACATGAGGGAATGGGTCAGAAAATACTTCGGCTTCAATATTTTCCATCATAATCTAGTAAATAAACCAAGACATCCACCATTTAGTTGAACATCATAATCTTTAGTTTCTAGTTTTGCATAATCCCATCTACTCAATTTCTTCCGATTCACAACAGGATTGCCGTCAAAACATATCAACCAACTCATATCATCGCCAGTAAAAGATTCCGTAACTAATCTTCCATCCCAATCATGTTCTGGTTTTAGTGGATTAAATCCTACAATGTGAAAGTCTTCTGATCCATAATAAATTCTCTGTTTGTAGAGGTATTCTTTTGTGTTTACCAATACAAAAGGTCCATCCTCAAGATACTCTGATTCATATGGAGCACCTAATTTACCACTACCTTTTAATAAGATATGGAAAATAGTAGAGTTGTCAGGATACCCATCTAAAAAGTAATCACCAGCATCACCAATTTCTGAGCATATTGTAAACTCCTCACACTTTTTGAAAAATCTTTTTATAGTCACAAATCAATCCTCCTCATTTTAATTGGATATCTAGGTCTAGAAAAATACTTACCCTCTCTAACTTTACCTACAAGATCATTCAAATCTGATTCATCATCAGAGATAGGTTTTGAAACATTGTATGGATTTGTCGGTCGCTTATCTATTTGTTTCTCAACGATATTCAATCCATATTTTCTAATAAGAGAGTCTGAGAAAAGGTCTAGATCACTCATTTCTAATTCATCACAATTTATAGAGTACATTTTGTAATCATCTATAGGAGAGTTTGACTTTTCATCGCAGAACTTCACTTCAATCCTATTTTCTTCAGGATAATATGCGACTATTTTAAATATTATTTTCATAAGTTTTAAACATTTTCCAATATTTGGGATTGATATATCCTGAGGAATAATCTAATACCTCTGGTTTATATACAAGAGTAATATCACCGACTATTGCCAATCTTTCACCTTCATAAGAATTTCCATGTGAATCTGTGCAATGTCTGAGTGTACTTGGAAATAGTATTATATTTCCTTCTCTTGGATGAAGGAAGAATGTTGATGAATTAACCTCATTGAATTCTTCTAATCCATGTTTGTAGTCACTTACATTTAGTCCGGGGAATAAACTGTTACTGTTACTTGGATTTAGGAACTTAATTGCTTGGCAATTTTCTGGTGCATTTAGATAGTATGAAAATGAAATGTGACTTGTTGAATGATTGTGCCACTTAAGATTATCTGATGCACCTCTTGCTCTAGACAACCATGTCTTTGTAATTACAACGTCAAATATTTTTTTATACTTCAATATGTCATAAATGTAATTTTCAACATGAGACACTATATCTATGAACAAAGGTTCAAGACTTTCTTCTAAGTGTATGAGTGGATTACCAATGTTTTCACTGGTGGTATTGTGCCAGTCATCTTCCTCATAATCAAACTTAGAGTAAACTTTGTAAAAATTATTTTTATGATCTTGATGATTGTCAAGATCACCAAGATATATTGTTGTAGGAAATATGTTAATTGACTGGTACATGTCTATTCCACGGATTTACAAGCATTGATATTCTATCTCCGGTAAAATCTTCAACATAATGTGAGACTCCAGGAGCAAATATCACCATTCTATTTGTTTTTGGTGTTATTATATCATTTTCTACACACAACCTCCCACCAAATAAATTTTCAACATGGCAGTAATATACGATTGAACATAATGGAAACTTCAATATCCCACTATCAAATAGCTTTTCATCTTTATCTTGATGCCAACTTGATGGTTTAGTATTGATGCGAGTCCAGAACTCATAACCCACTGATGAAGATACATCGTAAAATTGACCTGCAATGTTAATCATTGACAAACAAAAGTGATCGTAAAGATGACTATCACCCATCTCATAAAAAAATGTGTCTCTCGTTGACTCATCAAGAGATTTGTAAATCTCAGAAACAGATTTAGAATCTAAAACATCATCTATAATAACACTAGTTGGACTCATCTTGTATGATTCCCCATGATGTTGCTATGTATTTTGTTGCACCTAGAGGAGGATTTCCTCTATGTGTATGTGTGAATGAAGCAGGAAACATGATAATATCTCCTGCAATCGCCTCTTCTCTTCTTTGTTGATATAAAAATTCTGTCTCACCACCCTCAAACTCATCATTCAAATATAATTGAACGACAAATTGTCTTGGTGCAACAGATAGAGCACCATTTTCATAATGCCACGCATGAAATCCTCCTCCTGGAGGTATTTTTTTCAGTTTCAGATCATGTAAAAGAAATTTTCTCTGACCCAAAACACTAAAAGTTTGTAGATATTCTTCCAAACAAGGTTTGAACCCTGGAAATATCATTGTGGATAATTTACTTGATGCTACAAAGTTATAGTCGTGCGTGACATTTACTGTTTTATGATCTTCCTTATGCAGACTATCCCTATCGTAGGATAGAATGTGATTGTTTTCAAAAAATTCAATGTAATTTATTATCTCCTTACATTCTTCTTTTGAAAATGCACCACGATACCTTCGTATCAGATCAAACTCATGTGCCATAATAAAGGTTTAGGTATTTTATTTAGTTGACCCCCGTAGCAGTTGTGGATCCTCTAATTGTGCCATTATTTACTACAGATATTGTAATTCCACCACTCTCTCTTCTTATAGCAGCACCATCTCCACCTCCAGCTCCACCACTGCTCCCAGAACCTTCTCCACCTTCACTACTACCGCCATTGTTAGCAGATTCACCATCGCTTCCACCTTGACCGCCAGCGCCGCCGACTGCTTCATTGTCATTATTACCTCCACCACCACCAGCTCCTGCACTATTCAATCCACCATCGCCGCCATTTCCTCCATCTCTACCTTCTGTTCCACCTACACCACCTTCACCTGCTGGGAAACCGGCACCACCACCGCCGCCACCCCCTGAGGCAGATCTTGAGCTATTTTTGTCATAGTCAAATGCACCAGCACCGCCGCCACCGCCGCCGAATCCGGCAGAAATTGTTCCACTATTACTAATTACTGTGGTTCCATCTGAAGATTCGTGCTCAATGCCCAATCCACTATTTCCATTACTTCCCGCTTCTCCACCACCAGCACCACTAGATCCATTACCACCATCACCACCAGCACCACCAATATAACCACTACCTCCAACATCAACTCTCAACAAACAATCAGAACCATATTCCCCAGTTCTAAGTGCAACTTTTGTTGTATCATTATCACGTACAGATTGAAATCCCTTATTGACATTAATAATAACTTTAATGCCAGACGGAGGACTTGGTTGAGTCCTAAAACCTCCAATAACATTCACCTGACTACCATTATACTTTGATCTGGCACTTGATCTTGTTTCCGTACCACCAGAATAGCAATCAACAACTACATTCAATCTTCTACCATAAAAATCACTGAATTTTATCTCACCTGACTGAGGAATAGTAAGGTCTAAAGGTAAGTTTGAGAGAGAACCATGGTTTTCAGACACACGGAAAGCTCCCAAATTGTTATTGGGAGGAGTTCCAAACTCATTAGTAATGTCACTAAAGTTGAGTTGACCAGAAGATTGTAGTGTCATATGTTATTAGAAGCAATCGTTCCAGGATGAACCATCCCAAACTTGAAGTTTGTTAGTAGTTGTGTTGTAAACCATTGCACCTGCCTCATCAGAACTGAGTGCATTGCCATCAGTATCTCTTAAAGCATTTCGTTGAGTTGTTGTCACTCTAGGTGGAATCATGTATGCAATAGTTGCTCTTGATGCAGCATCATAAGCATCAACAACACTTGACATATCAACAGCACATTTTGCAGTTGTTGTTGGTCCAACAACTAAACCATGTTGTGCCTGAACATCCCCTCTTACATCAAGTTCAATATTGCTGATTATTCTATCAGTTTTTATACCAACATTTCCATTTTCATCAATTTTGAATATATTCTGAGGTGTATTACCCAAATTTACTCGGTCTGTAGTAGAGACACCACTGGTGTTAATTGTGCTAGTGACCCTTAACTTAGTGAAGGTGGAAATACCTGATGCAGCATTTACATTACCAGTGACGTTTCCAGATAAGTTGGAAGAGATAGAATCAATTATTAAATTGCCTTCAATAGTAACATCAGCATCAAAGTGTGCATTATTGGTGAACGTAGAAATTCCAGAAACGTGCAACTTATGTGATGGATTTGTAATGCCTATACCTAAGTTTCCACCATAGGTAAGTGACATCAATCTGGCAGTATTTTTTCTTCTATGCCAATGGAAGTCACCCGTTCCTACACCAGCAGTCCCTGCCTCAAGATAGAAGTTGACATTACCAGTATCATAGTTAATGACATCTAAAGATTTAGATGAACTATATGGGAACGCTCCTGATGCATTTCCAAATCTTATTCCTCCAGATGTAGTTTCTGTAGGAGCGCCGCGGCCAAGTGTAATGATTGAAGCACTGTTTGCACTTCTTAAATGAACTGATGACAATCCAGATGCTGTTCTGATTTCTAAGTTTGCATCAGGATTAGCAGCACCAAACGCTGCTTTTTCTTGCAGCACAGTGAACATTGTGCCGCCAGTACCAACATTTAATTCACTCTTTGCAGTGATAATACCAGCAGTTGGAAGATTAAGTGTATTTGCTGTAATTTCCGTGGCAGTGATGGTTCCGACTGTAATATCGGGAGTGTCAACCAGACTTCTGGCAGATGTTGCAATACCAACAACACCACCTGTTAGAGTTCCTGAGAAGTTTCCACTGAATGTGGTTGCTGTAATAACACCAAGAGTTGCAGTGATGTTACTACCAACTTTGAGGTCGGTGAATGTGGAAACACCTGTGGAGTTTATATTTCCTGTTACAGATCCAGTATACTTATCTCCAACAAACTGGGTAGCAGTGACAACACCAGTCGCTTTGATATGCCCTAAAGAACTGATACCAACACCACCAGGTGTTGTACCAGCAAGTAAAGGATTGCCACCAACCTGAAGGTTCATTCTAGGATCGTTGGTAGATACACCAACAAATCCCTTATTGTAGATACTTGTAAATCCTAAACCAACATCAATATCTGTCCACTGTGACGTTGGAATGTTTGATAATTTGGAACCATCACCATAATAAGTAACAACACCAGATACAGCAGTGGCGATACCTGCCGCATTTACATTCAGATTTCCTACAGAACCCGAGGTAATTGTGGTAACACCAGTTACTTCTAGGTTCTTGATGATGCCACTAGAGGCGGTGACAAGACCAACAACTTTTGCGTTCCCTCTAACATCCAAAGACTCAGTTGGTACGGTCGTGCCGATACCAACCAAGCCATTAGCGTTTACAACTAAGTTATCATCATCAACTTGAACACCATTACGAAAATTAAACGATTTTCTATAATTCGCCATCTCTGGATGCTTTTCTAGTTATTTATGGTGCTCATCAACTTTCGCATTAAGTTGTTTGATTGCCTCAATGAGCAGAGGCACAAGTTTTTCATAACGAACTGCCATGTATCCATCCTCTCTAGTTGTATAGAGACCTGGTAAATCAAGACCTGCGACTTCCTGAGCGATGACACCAATGTCAAGTCCTTCTTTATCGGACTTATCATTCCATTCAAACGTATTACCACTAAGACTTAAGACCTTAGCGATAGCATCTTCAATAGGTTCAACATTATCCTTCAGTCTTTGGTCGGAAGAGGAGAAGGCGATGACATCACCTGTGAATGTGCCAGATCCAGATACAGTCAGATTACTTCCAAACGCACCGGTTCCGGAAACATCAAGATTGTCATTGACATCAAGTGTTCCTCCAGCAGATTCAAGGACAAGATTGCCGGATGTTGTATTGATGGTGTTATCATTTGTGATAGCAACTGTAATGTTGCCAAATGTACCACCGGAGAAAGTAGAAACTCCTGTAGAGTTCAAGTTGCCTGTGAAAGTGGCATTTCCATCAACTGTTAAATTACTTGCAACATCAATGCTGCCACCAACAGAGAGGTTCTTATCAATACCAACACCACCGTCAAATTGAACGGCACCCGTGTTAGTATTTCCAAGTGTGTTGTCAGTTGTGTCGGTTACTTTAAGTGTACCGCCAACGTTGAGGTTCTTATCAATACCAACACCACCATCTACAGTTAGAGCGCCAGTTCCAACATCATTGGATTGTGTGGTGTTAGTGAGATTGAAGGTTCCTGTGACTTTCATCGATGCATCGATGTTCATGTCATCATTAAACTTCGTCTCACCATTGAAGGTAACAGGACCATCAAATTGTGAGAGAACCTGACCAGAGTTACCACCCTCTACGATCAATCTTTCTTTAACAATAACTTCATCAAAGATTACACTGTTGACGCTAGAATCTTCACCTGTTACAGTTGGAATAGGAATATCAAAGGTCTTCTCTTTACCGGTAGCAGAGTTAATCTTCTTATTACCAATGTAGAAGTCACCATCGTTGTTCATACCAGTGTAAACAACAATACCACAATTCTTCTCTTGTGCTTGTGCTAGAGTCTCCTCTTCTTCGTTTAGAGATCTGATCTGAACTTGAGGAAGTGCGGTAGAATAGTTACCTGGACCATAACCAAGATATTCAAATGTATGACCTGATGCTCTCAGATATGTTGGTCTGTGGAACTCAATCGCTTTGAGTTCAATCTTCTTAATAAGTGCTCCACCAGAATGATTCTCTTTGACTGTACCCATGGCACCACGAATAACAGTCATCTCATTACCACCGGAACCACTTAAGACATTACTGGTGACTCGCATGATCTCATTATCTACTTGAATATAGGATCCAAGTTCAAATCTAGCAGCAGTGGCAACACCAACATTTGTCGTCTTGACATGAATTGTAGTCTCATTAGTGATATTAGACTGAAGAATAGCAGTCTCATTGCCGAAGAACGACAGACCTCTAGAACCAAGATTCTCACCATCTTTATCAGATGTCAAGTCGTTAGCAGAAATTCCGTGCTTCAGCAGGAACTTAGGTCCGTGGATTGTAACACCGACACCAACATTTGCTGTGACCGTTGTTGTGGTGACACCAGTTACATCATAGTGACCCAGATTGGCATCATTACTGTTCTTAATTGTCACTCTGTTACCAACCACGAATCCATGTGGTTCAGTTGTTGTAAAAGTGGTTATACCGGATGTAATTGTCGTGGTAGCAGTAGAAACTGTAATCTCAGGAGCAATATTGATAAGATATTGACCTTGAATTGGTCTTGCGTCGGTATTGCTGATCGCAATAGCAACCTGGTTCTTAGCAGGAACACCAGTAATTCTGAAGTGTCCGCTGGTGTGGGTGCCAATACCAGTCAGTTGAATTGTATTACCAATGACAGTGGAGATTCCGGAGGTAGTAATAGTAACACCAGCACCAGTTCCACCACCGACTCTAGAGGTATCAAAGTCTAACTCTTCATTGTTTGTGTATCCAGAACCACCAGAGGTGATGTCAACATTAGATACTTTACCACCAGCGACAACAACTCTTGCTGTAGCACCATCCCATGTGGATGTGCCATTGTTAAAGAGTTTGACGTTATGATAGGTGCCATTAGTATATCCAGAACCACCAGTCATTGCACTGAAGGTTACAATGCCGTTGAAGTTATGATTCTCGTGGAATGTAAGTGTAGCAACACCAACCGTGTTTGTTGTGAAAGATGTGGTGACACCAGAGATAGTGAGACCAATGCCAAGTGTAGGCAGAAGTTTGTCAATACTTTCTCTAGTAAGACTCTTCTTGAGATCACTGGTTGTAACATCACCCACAGGTGATCTCATAGCAAAAGATACAGCAGACTCTGGATTATCATTTTCATTATCTCTATCTTGCTGTGGATAGAGATCATCAACCTTCTGACTGTAATAGTGAGAAGTATATTCTGTAGGAATAGCGTTATTGGCGTTCAGAACATAGAGGTGGTAGATACCATCACTTACATTCTCAACATATGGTGTGATAACTTCATTTCTATAGATGTAGAAGTTGCCCTTCCAATCAGTTCTCTCAAATCTAGGCAGAGCAATTGTTCTAGTGCTTGTGTTGTTAGTGAAGCTTCCACCATTATGAGTGATACCATCAACGTCAGTTGTTGAGTGGATGAAAGTTTTGTCGTCGGGGATAGAAGTGACGGTAAAGACTCCGTTGTATCCCTTATTCAGTGTGCCAGCAGTGTTTCCTGTGCTGGTAACATTCTTGATCGTAATCTTTTCACCTACTTTGATGTTGTGAGGAATTTCGGAAATAATAGTTACGTCAGAACCTGATGTAGAACAGGTGCTAATGAACCTTGGATTTCTGTTAAAGTCTGGATCAGAAGTTGTGATACCCGTAGCAGTAAAATCTGCATTAGATCTTAAAGTAGTTGAACTAGATTCCTGAAGAACAAACCCTTCCTCTGGTTCCTTACAATTTGATAGTTCTTTAGGAATAACAACTCTCAACCTGTATAATTTTTCATCAAGGCTTCTAGTGTCTTCCTTTCTCTTGAAGAAACTAATTATGGTTCTATTACCAAGAGTTCCTGTCCCAAGAGTATTGAAAGAATTGTAAATTGGATTATTAACAGAAGACTTAATAAACCAGTTGCCATTACCTGCATCAAACTGAATTGGAGATCCAATGTCACCAGAACTCTTTTCAGAAACTCTACTGCGAACTCTTAAATTTGATCCACCATAAAGTGTGATTGCTTCATCATTCTCGGCATTTGTCACAGAGGAAGCGATCTTTATTTGAGTTGCACTCTCTTTGATGACGAAATAAACTTTATGAGCTTCAATATTTTCAGGAAGATCGCCAACATCACTGTTGATCACGATCGTCTCACCAGTGATGAGTTTATGAGCACCAATAGTAAAGGTACTGTTGTTTACTAAAGTAACCTTATACTCTTTGACAGAACTTGTTTCTCCAAGGGCAGATGTTAAACCAGTAGTGCTGATCTCATTATCAACCATGAGAATATCAGCAGAGTAAGTTGTTCCAGAACCTACGTAGGACAATTTTTCATTCAGTTTAGCACCAATACGATAACCTTGAACCTTGTGTGGTGGTTTTACATTCTTATTATTATATCCAAAGAGATACAGGTGACTAGAGATACCTACAGAAGTTGTAAGACCAACGTCAAGGGTTACCCAGTCAATCTCCTCTTCTTTAGTAGTGATCGCCTTAGGAGTAATAACAGATGTGATGTATCCTTTATTATCTTTAGCAAATGCCTCTTTCTTAAATCCAACACCATTCAGAGAGATTTGTCCAAAGTTTGAGTTGGAGTTTGTGATACTAAAGTCAGCACCATTTCTACCATCAAAGTGATAGGCAAAACCAATAGCAAAGACAGATACAACCTGAAGGAAGGAGTCGTTAGATGCCTTGATGTGAGAACTCTCCCACCCAATTCTATACTGTGCCTCACTATCTAAGTGATAGACTTTACTGGCATCAGTAGATGAAGAACCGCTAGCGAGAGCGGCACCAGTCACCTTAGATACACTGATGCCCTCATAAACTCTAGAGGACTCGTTATACTTAACGAACGCTCTATCGTCCTTCTGAAGACCAACAGCAGTGAACTGAGCGACAACCATGGAGCGGAATCCAGTTGCCTTCGCACCATCAGCGTGCATACCGTTCATGCCGAAGACAGAACGGAGAGAGATGTTAAAGATGTATGGAGAAGCACCCTGGACAGTATCAGTCTCAATCGTGACAGTAGAACCAGAAGCACTAGGAGATGCAGTCAGGTTGTTTCTAACAAATGGAAGTAAGAACGTAAATGTTCTAGCATCAGTAACGTTTTGAACTGTAGTAGCGATATTATAATCTTCTACACTGACACCTTTAATCTTGATTGGTGTTCCAGATGTCAGTTTGTGGTCGGTGCTAGTTGTAACTGTGATGACACTGCTGGGTGTTGAACCATCACCGGAAATGATACTGGAGATATTGACAGGATCATCAGCAAAAGCACCAACAATTTCAAATTCTGGACGCTTGGCAGCAAAACCAAGTGGATCTGCGGGCCACTTCTGATCAATATTTCTACCAGTCTCAGTGTTGTAAGCATTAGAGAGCTTACTATAATACATTGATAGGTCAGAAATAGTATAACCAGTTGGAATGGTTACACCATCAGCATATTCAAATACGGTAAGTTTGTGGTGAGAAAATGTAGGTGTGGCAGTATTTGCTGAAGAGAAGTCCTGACTGTCTGTATAAACAGTTCCACTTTGATCACCATCAAAGATAGAGAACTGCCAGAAGTAACAAGTACCAGTTACCCTGAACAGAGCAGTTCCGGATAAGTTTGTATCTGTTGGGTTTGGTACGTATTTTGGTCTAAGTTTGGTTTTTCTTAAGTCAAGACCAACAATAGAAGTGCCACGAGGAACAATGACACCACCGTTGATACTATTGAACTTATAGAGGATATTATCTTCTTGAGTTAGATCAAATACAGAATCTGTAGTTAATGTAAGAGTTGTCTGTGCGTTTGATGTGGCACCAGAAGGAGAGACAGCAGTTGCAGTTCCACTTACATCTTTGATAGCAAAACCGGGTCTATTATCAATAACGTGTTCTCCTGGATACAGAAGAATAGTTGTTTTCTCAATAATGTCGTTATCACTTCCCCTCAAGTAGGAGAATCTTGCTGCCTCTAGCAGTGCTCTTTGGACAGTCTTGAATGGTTTCGTTAAAGAGTTTCCCTGATTCTCAATCGCGTCAGTAGCGTCAAGGTCACTTGGGTTTACATAAAGAATACGACCCTCAGTATTCTTTATAAAGTTTTCCAGCTTATTAAGAGGCATCGGATTATGACGACCATTAGATTTCTATGTTCTATTTATCCCCTCAAATCTTCCTCGTCAAAATAGGGAATCAGGTCATCTGGAAGTTCGTCCTTGTTCTCAATGTCAATCATATCAAAACATGGGTGACATTTTTCAAGTATTAAATACTGCGATCCTGTATAGACATCAGTTATATCGTAGTCTTTTTCTTTATCTGCTTGCTCTACAATATCTTTATCATAAAGATATCCTGGTTCTAGTTCATCAAAAGTAAAGGGAATATGATTCAAGAAATACATTCTGACGATTGTTGTCGCATTATTGAACCAATTGTAAGACTGAGTTACCTTGTAGGTAAAAGAAGACATAAGCACCACGCTTTGTCTTATTTATTTTAGTGTTAAAGCACTTGCAAATTCAGTCCAGTCAATGCAGCAAAATTTCCAATTTTTCCAGAGGGAAAAGTATTGAATGATATGCTATATCTCGGACATTCTTCAACCATATGTTCATCAACACTATGATACAGATGTGATGGAAATAGAACTAATTTTCCTGGAGAGGTTTTAATTTTTGCAATTACTTGAGACTCGACAAGATTAACTCTATCAATAGGGATGAAAGGGTCAGATACCGTTTTCCAGTGATCTTTCACACTAAACCAAGTGTGTGCATTGGAATCTGTTACATAAAAAATTCCACTTACAATAGAATAAGGATGTGTATGTCCGTGATGCCAGCATCGGTATGTGGCTTTATTAGACCACATTTGAGTGATACTCAACCTTTCACATTCATAATTATGTAATGTTTTGACTTCATCTATACAATTGTTGAACCAATTTACAATTTTTTCATATACTTTCTTTTTTCCAAGAAGATCATCAACACTACGATAATTAGTAGAATTACTTTTACTAATTGCCAAACCATTTAGCGTATAATCTTCACGCTCTACATGATATCTAACTTCATTTAGAAGATTAAGGTCACAATCAAACGTATGAATTGTTTGAGGACAAATTTCAATAGTTTCCATTTTTATCCATATTATAGAATGCGAGTAGGGAGACTTGAACTCCCACGACCGTGATGGTCAACAGATTTTAAGTCTGGTGTGTCTACCGATTCCACCATACTCGCAAGACATTACACTTATCCGTATGCTTGCTATGGGGCACTCAACCCAACATACTGACAGTTTGTAATGGAGTAAGACACAATTTCCGTTGTGAATATACCAAGGGGGTTTATCCCATTTCTGGCACCTTGGCTGGAACGTCTCAAGTTCCTAATGCTTCCTGAGAGGATCGAACTCTCCTTAGGCAAATTATGAGTTTGCTGCATTCACCAGATTGCTAAGGAAGCAGATAGGAATGCCGGGAATTGAACCCGATTCACTCCGTTATAAGCAGAGGGCTTTAACCAATAAGCAACATTCCCTAAAAATCAGACGTGTATTCTTTAACACCGTCGTCAGTCTCCATATACAATTCTATCATATCTTCGTAGACCCAACAATCTTCACTCTCAAGATGCTCTACTAGTTTTGACCACAAATCTGGTTTAAACTCATCAACAAACATTCCCCATGTACCAGTGTCTACAGGATCTGGGTCCCAAGTGGAGATTTTAGTATCTGGAAAATTTTCCTCAAGGAAAGATACAACATTTAATTGATCTTCTTCGTTTTGACAATAAATTCTCAAATCGTTGAGTTTCATCAATCAGCGTCGTTGTTGTCGGTTGTGTGTATTCGCAGAAACTCTGCCTCATCGGCAGGCATCATAACTGCTGCTGTACCATCTTCTCTAACGATTCCGATGGATTCCCCTTTCTCTACTCTCGTGTAGAGTTCATCAAAATTCTCTTCCCATTCCTTTAGCGTAAATACTTCCATCAAGATTCCAATGTTACCGGTCCTGTATATAGAATCTGATCTTCCTCAAGGTGAGCGGTGCAAACCTCAAGAACGTTCATGAATTCTTCTGCACTGTCACATTCTACCACACGTTCATCGTTTTCGTTACTGGTGATGAAGAAAGACCTGCTACAAATGTCAATGACGACACTCTCAACGTAGGTTTCGGCGTTCATGGATTGCTCCGTTGCTGACCCCCGTATTATAAGGCATCAGCACCAGGGTGTCAAGGATTTTCAATGCCTGCTTCAGCGCACTAACCACTCCTCAACAGTGTCACTGATGTCACGCATCTTGATCCAGCGAGTGCCGGTGACCTGACCTTTACGAATACGAAGTTTACCCATTAGTCCAACTGTGTCCCACTCAGCACGATCTTCGCGAGTGACATATTCGTTTTCAGAGCTCCAGGCGGAATTAAGTTGGCGGCGCTGCTGAACAACAGTGTTGCCATCCTCATCCTCAACCTCATAATCCTCTTGGATGTAAGTGCCAAAGTCATCGCGGAGGTATTTACCATTCCATTTGTTCCAAGCAGCATCACCAACAACACTTGGATTGCCAGAGATGACGCCAATAGGATCTTCACCAGCAACAGCTTCGCGGATTTTGTCGCCATCTAGAACAACGCTAATTCCGCGACGATCTTCGTCCGAAGCATTGCCGTCAGACCATTCAAAGTATTCAGCGTAGTCAGCACCGCCAGTGTACCAAGAGCCGTCTGCGTAGGCGTTTCCGTCACCACGGAGAACAAAATCAGTATCACTAGCAGCATTTGCAGCAAATTTTGCATATTGAAAAGCACTATTTGATGATCTTGATGTATATCCAAATATTAACGAATTGTTGAAACTAGCGTTAGTATTTCTCATCACCTGCACAGAGCCATTATTGCTTGTGCTTAAAGACAAAACCTCACCAGAGCTGTAATAACTACCGACATTTGCCATCAGGACACGACCAGCAGAGTCAATCCTCATCCTCTCTGTCGGACTAGCTGCACCGTCAGAAGTTACGTGGAATGCTAGGCGACCCGGCATGTTATTACTACCAGCGGTATAGTCTACATTGCATTCAATTTTTGCACCAGCTTGATTTACGTCATTGCCATCAGCGCCATAAAACCAAATAGTTCCAAGAGCATCACCATTGCTAACAAGTGTGGTGCCGCCGATTGATCCACTACGAGTTTTTGTAAGGAGTAAAGCCGGTCCAGACGAAGTGTTTTGGTCCCTTCTAATAGAAAGAGATCCCCCTCGATAATCTGTGCCAGAAGTTTGTATAAGTGATTCATAACCATCAGGAGCAACGTTGGCACTGTGTCCCACCAACAACCGACCACTTGAATCTATACGAAGTCTTTCTGCTGTGGATGACGTTCCACTATTTGTCTTAAATATCAGCGCGGATGGAACATCATTAGCACCAGGAGTTCCATCAACCTCTGTAACAATAGAAGCACCTTCTATTAGTTCTGTTGTGCCATCATGACCTTGGAAAGAAATAGTTCCAAGAATATCATTATCTTGAACTATTGCTTCTCTGCCTTTTGCAAGAATAAAGTTAGGTCCACTGGCACCCGAACCATCTCTAAAAATTGAGAAAGCAGTCTTGTAATAATTATCTCCCTGAATTTGGTGAACAGGAGCAGCATTATTATCGTTGAAAAATCCAAGTTTTGCAGATGTTAATCCTTGAAGTATTCTTCCACTTGAGTCGATGCGAAGTCGATCTGCTGTGTCATTAGTTCTAAAGGTAAATGCATTATTAGAGTGATCATATTTAATTTCACCTACATTTGTATTACCAGTTCTTCCGAATTGTAATTTTGATTCTCCACTTGCATTAGTAGCATTTATTAAAACAGCTGGACTTGAATCTTCAACTGACAGTTTCTCTCCTGGAGTTACAGTTCCGATTCCAATTTTACCGCCATTGTATCCAATGACGTTTGCAAATTGGGACAGTTCTCTATTATTTGCCATTACTCACGGTTTTTTGAGTATTTATCAGACTAGGTGGTCTTTACAATAATACCAAGTAACTGCTACTCTTTTCTTTCCAGATTCTACTGGTGTTGAACAGTGTGGGAAGCACCAATTTGATGGAAAAAATAGTGCTCTACCTGCTTCCGGTCTGAAGTCAAACTCAGGAAGCATCTTGAATTTAGTTGCCCCACCCTCAAAATCATCCTTTAGATACAATACAACAGATATTTGACGGTGATAAAAATCACTCTTTGGATCCGTACAAGCATCAAAGTGATAATTATATTTTTGTTCTTTCGTATATTCTAAAACTTGAATACCTTCTCTATGAGAACTGGTTTCTCTGGCACCAGGAATTGGATATCCATCAAGAGCCATATCAGATTTAAAAAGTCTATCTCTATATTCTAATAACGCAACATTCATTTTCTCATGAAGTATCTGTGTCGCAAGAGTGCCATCCTCCATGACGGTTCCTGTGCTTGAACGAACACTAGTATCTGCTCTTACATTCCCGTCAGCATCAAAGACGGTGTTTGGATTGAAAGTTAAAGTATCAATATACTCGTTAACTATTTTTAACTGCTCAACGTCAAGGACGCGAATGTCCTGAATAAATTGTTTCATAACAAAGTATTTTTCAGTATTTATGGTTTATCCACAAACCTCCATTAATGTCATGGAACTTGCATTCTGACCATCATAGAAAGAATAGGAAGTATCTGCCTGGTTCGCATAACTTCTATTAAAACTCCAATATACGCCTGAATAACTAGCCAATCTTAAATCATAAGTGATCTGTGAAGTTGAAGAAGGACTGTCTAAGTAAATAATTTGTAAAGGTATTTGATTATAGGTAGAACCACTACTACCATATGCGGTTGCTGTTTTAGAAACTGAAGGTCTATTGGTAGAAGCATCACCAAAGTAAATTTTTGTTCCTGAACCACCAGTTCCTCTATACAAGTAAGCAGTCGTATTGTAACCGTTGCTACTACCAACGTTCGTGTCAACCATGACAAGAATTTTATTTGCAGAACTAGTTGGCGTTATACTGCAAGTCATTACAGAAGAAGGAGTTCCACCACTTCCAGTGCTGCCACTAGTCACCACACTTTGAACTACTTGTATAATACCACCACCACTAGCACCAGAAGGAAGTCCGTCTCTTGGAACAATCCTATTTGTTCTTAATTCTGACATTATGCTGACACCTCCATCACAGTAATGGTACTGATTTGACGACCATAATAATCGGTTTGATCTCTATCATCATAGTTTCTATTCACATATGCACTGTAACTACTACTATAAGTACGCAAAGCAATTGAATAACTCACTGATTGTGTTGTATTTGGACTATCAAGAAAACTTACGGTAGGACTATACATGCTATAAGAATCATTACCTCCAGAATAACTATTTTCAGCAAAAGTACATCTTGGTCTGTTACCAGCAGCATCAGCAGTCGCGGCATCAAGCACTGATCTACTTGCTCCTCCAATACCTCTCCATAATTGACCCATGATCATCCAATATTGAGCATTACAACTTATTGATGCAGTTACCCATAATTTACTACTAGAAAATTTTGGTGTTATGCTGACATTAAGTCCAGTTACTTCTTCAAAAGCAGGATAATTGTTTGCAGAATCACCCGCCCAAGTGTCAGTCTTGGCAGTTTGTTGAATTTGAATTATTCCACCCCCACCATTAGTGGGCACACCAGTGGTTGGAATTATTTTATCTACTCTAAGTTCAGAAGACATATCAGGAAGGTTCAGTGGGCCAAGTAACAGAAGTAAGATCTAAGTTATAATTAGAGTCAAGAGTTGGAGTTGCTGTAGAAGGGAGGTCTCTAAGTGCCTGACGATAAGTCTTGAAAGCAGTAGAGAGAGTTGATCCAGTTTCTTTTGCTTTTACAACTTTCCAATCATCCTTTGCAAGTCTTTTATCTCTCTCAATACGCAGAAGTTTCATCGCTTCTGCACCATCAAGTTCAGCAATTTTTGCATTAATTGCATCTTCAGTTGGTTGATTCTGATTATTTCCTTCCAACCACGTCAGTCCAGAATAATCATCACCATTTAGGACCCACTGTGCTCCTGGGGTGAGTTTATCTAGTGCTTGCGGAATACCGTATTTCATAGTAATGTTGTCGTGATTTTAATTTTATTTATAGTTATGTCGCAATTTCATAAATTATCATTCGTGATTTTGATGGCATATCATTTGAATATCTATTGTTAATAAAAATGGAATATGTGTTGCCAGACCATGCAGAGGTTGCATAAGGCTGGTAAGTTCTTGTGGTTGTGCTACTCGCATCTAATACAGTATGAAAAGTAGTTCCTATAAAATAATCATTCGTAGTAGAACCATTATAGTAGGTAAAATCCATACCATTTTCATTACCATTAGATTGTCCAGATGAGGTAGTGTTAGTTGTTTTAGAACCGTCCTCAAATATTCCGTAACTGGCAACATGAGTATGGGTGGCATTCAGGTATACCTGAATCATAATTTTACTGGTGGAATTTTTTGGAGTAAAATTAATTAATAAATCAGTTATTGCTACTGGATTTACTGAAGATATTGTTTGTCTAGTAGGACCTGCTTCTGCAGTCTGCACTTGGATAATGGTTCCGGCAGGAGCACTAGACCAATTACCCGTTACATTTAAATTTGTTGTATTAAGTGTTCCCATCTTATCTCCTAGTTAGATTATTGTTAAGGAACCATCAAGGGTCATCACATCCGTTAATGTGATTGGTCCTGAGCAAAAAGCATTATAGTTTGTTGATATGTAGTGATTACCGGTCATCACTTTGTCATTCAGAAAAAATCCATTACTAACATATAATCCATTAAATGAATTTCCTGCACCAACTATGTCACCTTTGTCAATAACATCGGTGTTAATACCAACATTAGTGGTTGTAGATAATCCACCAGATGCTTCCCTTACAAAAGATACTGTGGAAGTCTGAACATTCCAGACATCATCAGTAGCATCATAGACATAAGTTAAATTGTTAGCGGTATAAGTATCACCATTACTGGGACTACCTGGAAAATCTAGAGCTGCCATTATCTACACTTTTTGAGTATTTATGAAGGTTTTGTTGGCCAAGTAACTCCCGAAATACCTGGTTTTGAGGTGTTATCTAACACAGGTGTGGCAGTGCTTGGAAGGTCTCTAAGTGCCTGACGATATGCTAACTGTGCTTCAGATGCAGTTCTATCAGGAAGAACCCACCAATCTGTTTCTGCCAAAAGACTATTTCTATAAAGTCTCAACCTTTTCATAGGTTCTTCTGATTGAAGTCTTGCTACTTCCGAATTTACTTCTTCTTCTGTTGGTTTTGTTTGTTCTGTGTCTTTCCAATCTATCCCACTATAAGAATCACCACGAACAGTCCATTTTGATCCTGGTCTTAAGTTTTGAAGTGCTTTTCCAATCATCCTGAAATCTCCATTAGTGTTAAAGAGTAACCATTAGTTACCTGTTCAATATTAGATCCATCCCATCCAGATTCCCCAACCTTAACTGGTGCAGTAGTTCCACTCGTATAAAATTGTTCTATAGCAAGTTTATAAGTTACTGCTGAAGTAGTGTTAGGTTCATCAACTAAAATGCCAGTTAGAGTATATGATCCATTATGGTTGCTCGCAGCAGCGCGGTTGTCAGTACCAAAAGCTTGGAATGTTGCTCTGCTGTTGCTAGTTCCTTTGTCGCTTCCAATGCGAATTTGAGTTGAACCTCTATACGCTATGAATGCCCATTCTCGTCCTTCAGTGCTTTCCTGAGCTACGTTACCATTATACATGAATAAAATTTTACTTGATGAACTCGATGGGGTAATAGTTGCTGAAATGACATCAGCATCATCACTCGTCTCTATAATTGTGTTACTAAAATTGTGAACTGTTTGTATAATTCCACCACTGGCACCACCAGAAAGTCCACCTCTTGGAACAATACTATCTACCTTAATTTGACTCATGGTTTAATCTCCGAAAACGACAACTTGAACTCGTTTCATATCAACCAGACCAGAACCACCAGCGTATCCAAACGTTACTCGTGCTGAGCTTGTGGTGTAATACGTTCCGCTCCTCCAAGCATTACTGTTGCTTTTTAGGGCATAGACGTAACCGTTATTGCCTGAACTATCGTCATGACCAAACCCCAACACAGCATAATTTGCATTGGCCAGACTATTTGTAAAGCTTATAGTGTAATCGCCTGAGCCGTTGTCAGTAATAGAATTAACGTTGTGTCCATTCAATGTGCTATTGGGGTCAGAGACTGAACCGTCAAAGTCGGCCCACGCCTTTGCTCTTCCTTGCTGAATTTGTTCTGGCGTTGAATTTGAACCTCCAGAAGCATTTTGTAAATTGTTTACTTTTATGGTGCTCATGAATCAAGCTCCGAAAATGATTGCGTTAATCATGTCTCGATCACTATCGCTTCCACCTGCTCCACAAACAGTAACTGTGCAAAAAGTTGTTGTGTGTAGATCGCTGTAGTTGTTGGCACGACCCGCTCCAAAAAACGCGTCATTGTTGCCCGTGCTGCCAAGCTCAGCAGAACTTCCAGCGATAGCGTAATTTGCGCTTGTCATCGCATTAGAGAAGGTGATTTTATATTTGCCTGTTCCAAGATCAGTCAATGAATTGACATTAAAATCATCTCGGATTGAAGGTGTATTGCGACCGTTAAAATTGACCCACGCTTTTGCAAGTTGACCAATCTCCGTGCCAGCACTAGTTTTAAACGTCGGAGCACCTGTAGTGGTACTTTGTATATTCGCTGCCTTTAAAGTACTCATAAATTACCAAGGATTATCTCCCAGAAGACTCGTGTCCCAAGATGCTTTAAGTTGATTGGTAACACTAGTAACACCTACAGTGTCAATAGTGATATTAGCAAGATCAGTAGCATCACGAAGTGCTTGCTTGGTAGAAACAATACCTACAGTGCTTGCTCCTTCTTCTTGAGCTCTTTGAAAAGCAACGTCTTGTGCTGCTAAAAGAGGATTTCTCTTTTCACGAATGTGCTCTTTATGAATTTCTCTTGCTTTTGCCGTATTAATTCCAATATGTGCCATGATCAATCCTCCTCGTAAATCCAAGCGTTTCTAAAAGTTCTATCACTAGGAACTTCACTCACATCAATAATTTGATATGCTCTACCTGCAGGGACATCCTGAGCTAATCTATCAAGTGAGGGACAATGTGTTGAAGGTACAATGATAGATACTCCACCCTCACCATTATCATAAATTATCCTCTTGTTGTAAACTCCGTCTACACCAGCCATAATGTTTTTTTGATTTGAACGACTTGAGATTATTTATATGTCACAGAACAGTAAATGTTGCACCACTAGAAATAGTAAGTGTTACCCCTGACGCAATCTCATAAGGTCCAAATACTCCACCATTAAGACCACCAGATAAAGTTTTATTGGAGTTTAGTGCTTGATCATTAGTATAGAAACCATCTGTCAACTGAATGTTAGTTCCACTTGGTGGGTTTGTAGCACCAGAGGCACCCTGAGGACCTGTAGGACCTATTGGACCTTGGTTATTTGAAACAACCCACTGATTTGTATTGCCATCAGCATAGTAAACATATAACTTACCATTCTCACTATTCCACCAAAGATCACCACTAGATGCACTTCCAGGAGCAGAAGTAGAGATTGTTACACTACCACCATCTAAACCCTGAGCACCTTGAACGCCTTGTGGTCCAGCAGCGCCTGTGTCACCTTGAGGACCTGTGGGTCCTGTAGATCCTGTAGAACCATCAAGACCATTTGCTCCAGCATCACCCTGAGGACCTGTAGGACCTGTGAGACCATCAGCACCTTGAACACCTTGAGGACCTGTAGGACCTGTGAGACCATCAGCACCTTGAGGACCTGTGGGACCTGTGAGACCATCATCACCTTGAGGACCTGTTGGTCCTGTGTTACCCGTAGGACCAGTAAGACCGTCATCACCTTGAGCACCTTGTACACCCTGAGCACCTTGAGGTCCTGTGGGTCCTGTTGAACCTCCAGGTCCACCAGCACCAGTAGCACCCTGAACACCTTGTGATCCAGTAGGTCCTGTTGGACCGGTAGCACCAGTATCGCCTTGAGCACCCTGACGACCCTGAGCACCTTGTGGTCCTGTACCACCTGTAGGACCAGTATTACCTGAGGCACCCTGAACACCTTGTGGCCCTGTTGGACCGGTAGCACCATCATCACCTTGAGGACCCGTGGGTCCCGTACTTCCAGTAGATCCGGTAGCACCTTGAACGCCTTGAGCACCTTGAGGTCCTGTGGGTCCTGTTGAACCGCCAGGTCCACCAGCACCAGTAGCACCTTGGACACCTTGATTACCTTGATTACCTTGAGGTCCAGTTGGACCTGTAGATCCATCAGCACCTTGGACACCCTGGGAACCCTGACGACCCTGAGCACCTTGAGGTCCAGTAGAACCAGTATCGCCTTTGTCTCCAGTTCTGGCGAAAGTAATTATAATGTCTTCGTTAGCACTGAAAGGACTAGTTGCCGACGAATCAACAGGACTTACTGTAATATCAAAATAACCAGTGTTATCAGTCAGACTGGAAATTGTGAATAAAATGAATTGACTTGCGTCTGTTTTATTTGAAATCTTGACATGACCCTTGATAGTGCTCGTGGAGTCATCAATAGTCTGCAGATAGGATGAAATGTCATTACCGTTTTCATCAGTATCGCAAATGTAGATACCTGTCGCTGCATTCTGAGTAGAGTTATCTAATCTAATATCTCCCGCACCAGGATTTGCATTTGTAGTATTAGATTCAAAAGTATAGTAAAACGTAGCTCCACCAAAGTTTCCTTCAGCACCTTGGACACCTTGATTTCCTTGAGGACCTGTAGGTCCTGTGGCACCCGTAGCTCCTTGAGCACCTTGAGGACCGGTTGAACCGCCAGGTCCACCAGCACCAGTAGCACCCTGAACACCTTGATTTCCTTGAGGTCCTGTAGAACCAGTGGCACCTTGAACGCCTTGTGCACCCTGAACACCTTGATTACCTGTAGATCCTGTAGCACCAGCCGCACCTTGAACACCTTGTGGTCCTGTGCCACCTGTTGCACCTTGAGCACCTTGTGGTCCTGCAGATTCAAAGTAAAGAATGTCTACAATATCCCCTACACTAGCACCAGTGTCTAATACAACTGTGCTTCCATTAGATGCAGTGTATTCTGCTGGTGTTAAACGAACACCGTTTACAAATACATCTACATCATCACCATTTGTATATCCACCAGATACTGTAAATGTGGTTTGGTTTGCAGTGGCAGTAAAATTGGATTCAGATCTGCTGAAAGAAGTTCCTTGAGCACCTTGAACACCTTGAGGTCCTGTAGGACCTGCAGATCCATTAGCACCGTCACTACCTTGAGGACCCGTGGGTCCCGATGGTCCACTAGAACCTGAAGCACCCTGAACACCTTGGGCACCCTGAACACCTTGAGGACCTGTGGAACCTGTAGCACCACCAGAACCTGAAGCACCCTGAACACCTTGATGTCCTTGAGCACCTTGGGCACCTTGAGGACCTGTGGGTCCTGATGGTCCAGCGGCACCTTGAACACCTTGTGCTCCGGAATTTCCAGTAGAACCTTGAACACCTTGTGGTCCCGTTGGACCAGTGGGACCAGTGGGACCAGTAGTGCCTGTAGCTCCTTGAACACCTTGAGGACCTGCTACATTTGAAGCTGCTCCAGTAGCACCCTGGACACCTTGTGCACCTTGCACACCCTGAGCACCTTGTACTCCCTGATTTCCTTGAGCGCCAGTTCCTGTGGCACCTTGAACACCTTGTGCACCTTGTACCCCTTGAGCACCAGGATCAGGTATTCTTTGCCAAGCAGACCCATTCCATTGCCATCTGCGACCGTTAGCTACGTAAAAATCATTTAGTGATGGACTGTTTGGAAAATTTAGCGCCGCCATTATCTACACTTTTTGAATATTTATTAGGGTTTGATTAATCAAGAGAACACAGCAACATATACAGCTTTTTGATCCAGGGTAGCACCATCGTTACTCCGATAACATCCCATTTTGAAATTTCCTGAAGATACTCCGCTGGGATAACTTCCACTACCTTGAGGACTCACCGTATTCCAACCACCTTGACCATCATGTGCGTTGTAACCACCTATCACAACACAATAATTAGTATTTCCCATACCACTTGAGAAATTAACTGTGTAATATCCAGTGCCATTATCACCAATTGAGCTGACGTTATAGTCATCTCTAATGCTGACAGTGCCAGTGCCTTGAAAGTTCACCCATGCTTTTGCAATCTGATCGGTTGGACCACTTGAACCTTGAGGACCTGTTGGTCCTGTAGAACCTGTTGGTCCTGTTGGTCCTGTTGGACCACCGGAACCCGTAGAGCCTTGCACTCCTTGAGGACCTGTTGGTCCTGT